GACAACAACCCCATGGAACCGACCATCGACCTCGAGGCGGTGCGGGCGCAGGCTGCGGCCGATGAGCGCTCGCGCGTTGCCGCCATCACTGGCCTCTGCCGTGAGCACGGCGCCGACGATCTCGCCCAGGGCCTGATCGAACGCGGCGCATCCGAGGCTGACGCCATGCGCGACGTGCTGGCCGCGATCGGCAAGCGGGCAAAGCAGCCTGCACAGCCGGCCTCCCCCGCACCCGCTGCCCGTGGCTCCCAGCCCATCGCTACCGGCGCCAACGCTGACATCGGCCTAACCGAGAAAGAAGCCGGCTCGTTCAGCTTCTTGCGCGCCATCCGTGCACAGCTCATGCCCAACGACCGCCAGGCGTGGGAAGATGCCGCGTTTGAGCGCGAAGTCAGTGCCGCCACCGTGCAGCACATGGCCCGCTCTGGCTTCGAGATCAAACCCCGCGGCATCGTCGTTTGCAACGACGTTCTGCGTCGTGATCTCACCGCCGGCAATCCCGGTTCGTTCATCGAGGTGCTGCGGAAGCGCAACGCCCTCGCCGGCCTCGGTGTCACCGTGCTCTCTGGCCTTACTGGCCCGGTGTCCATGCCCAAGCAGACCGGCGAAGCGCAGGTCTACTGGAAGGGCGAAGGCGTGCAGGGTACTCAGACCGAGCCCTCCGTGGGGCAGGTCAACATGACCCTCAAGGAGATGAGCGCCTGGACCCGTTTCTCTCGCTCCCTGGTCCTGCAGTCTTCTATTGACGTAGAGACCTTTGTGCGCAACGAGCTGGCCACTGTGGCCGGTCTCGAACTCGCGCGCGTTGGCCTCTATGGTCTCGGCTCCAGCAGCCAGCCCGAGGGCCTGAAGTTCATCACCGGCATCAACACCGTTGATTTCGCCGCGGCGCAGCCCACCTACGCAGAGCTGGTGGCGATGGAGACGGCCATCAACGCCGACGACGCGGACGTGGATGCCATGGCCTACATCACCAACGCCACCCTTTACGGCGGCTTCAAGACCACCGAAAAGGCGACTGGCACCGCTCAGTTCGTGCTGGAGCCTGGCAACACCGTCAACGGCTACCCCGTGACTCGATCCAATCAGGTCGTGTCTGGCGATGTCTGGATCGGCGTGTGGTCTCAGATGATGCTCGGCCTCTTCGGGGCGGTTGACCTCCAGGTCAACCCCTACTCCGAGGATCGCGAGGGCAACGTCCGGGTGACGATCCACCAGGCAGTCGATTACGCAGTGCGGCACCCTGAGTCGTTCTGCCGCGGCAACAACACCCTCTGATCATGGACCTCCTGATCCTGCGCCAGACCTCCATCGCCGGCCGGCCCGCTCGGGTCGGTGATGTGGTGGAGGTTGGCGACCGTGACGCCCGGCTGCTGATCGCCAGCGGCAAGGCGACACCGGCGCCAACGGTGCAGGATCTGGAGCCCACCCCCGCGCCGACGCGCACCCGCAAACCACGCACCCGGACCCATGGCAGTACATGAGCTCACGCTGGAAAAGCTCCAGCACTTCACCCTCCTGGCCACGACCACCATCACCGGCACTGGTAACCAGACCGGCGTGGACCTGGCCGGCTATGAGGGCGACGTCCAGATCATCCTGAGCGGCACCGCTGCCGGCGCAAGCGCTGATCTGACCTTCAGGATCGAGGAGTCTGACGACAACTCGACGTACACCGCAGCGACCGGCGGCGGGTTCACCGCGATCGCCAACGCTGCCGCTAAGCAGGTCATCACGCTGAACAGCAACGACCTAAAGCGGTACATCCGCCTCAGCTGCACCGCTGAGACCGGCACCGCAAGCTCGTCCGTGACCTGCTTCGGCTACGGCCTGAAGAAGTACGGGTGACCTGCTGATGGCGTGGACTGAGGATCCCACGGACTTCCTGCAAGACTTCGGCGTCACCGTGACAGCCGGGGCGGTGGAAGGTCTCGGGATCCTCGACATGCCTGGTGAGTATGTGGCCGATGGGCGAGTGATCACGACGGAGTATCTGCTGCGGTGTCAAGTCTCCAAGTTCGGAGAGCTCGCCTATGGTGACAGCGTGACGGTGGATGGCGTGAGCTATACGGTGCGGGAGCAACCGCTGCGGATTGATGACGGGGTGTTCTGCCTCGTGCTGTTGACGAAACCCTGATCTGGAGGAATCATGGCCGACCTGGTGGATGCAGTACGGATTGAGAAGCCGAACCTGCCGGATGAACTCGGCCAGCTGTACTTCCCCAAGTCGACCGAGGTGGCCGATGGCGGAAGCAGCCTGACGGTAGATGGCAAGGCGTATCGGGCGTCGGTGACGATCACGAGGCCGAGCAACACGACGGCTTACACGGCCGGGGATGTGATTGGCGACACCGGCGGCAGTGCGATCCATACGCTGACCAGCATCGGCCCGAGTGGTGGCCATGTGCTCGTGCAGAGCGTGCGGCTAATGATCGGCAACACGAGTGTACCGAGTGGGATGTCAACATTCAGGCTGCACTTTTACACAGCATCACCGACAGCGATTGCGGACAACGCAGCGTTTGATTTGGTGAGTGGCGATGTAGCGAAGTATGCCGGTTATGTGGATCTTACGACCCCGGCAGATTTCGGCAGCATCCTGTTCACGCAGGCCGATTACTGCGGCACGGCGATCAAGCTGGCGACGGGAAGCACGAGCCTGTTCTGTGAACTGGAGACGAAGGGTGCGTACACGCCGGCGAGCGCGACGTTGTACGACCTGCGGGTGATGACGCTGGAGGCGGGCCTGTGAGCCTGGCGCTGCCGATCCGGCGGCGGATTCTGCTGCCAGGGCCCTGGGCACGTGAGGCGCTGTGGAAGGCAGCGCGAGAGGTGCCCAGCTGGCACATCGCCCCGGTGCGGACGGGCAACGTGCGGGACCTGGTGACGGGTGCCGACCTGGTGACCTTCACCAACAGCTCCCCAGCCTGGGGCTTCAACAGCTCGGGCATCCTGGTGCAGCCAACGGCCAACGTGCCGTTCATCGAGTACGACCCGGCGACGGGGGCGTGCCTGGGCTGGCGGGTGTGGGATGCGGTGACGAATAGCATCCGCAACAACACCATGGTGGGTGCGGTTGCGGGAACGCCGGGAACGCTGCCGACGAATTGGTCTACTAGCCTGCCGGCAGGCTTGACGCGGCAAGTTGTCGGCGTTGGAGCTGTCAATGGCATTGAGTACATTGATATTCGATTTAGTGGAACACCAACAATCACCAGCAACATCCAAATCAAGCCAGACGGCAATGCAGGAGCAATCGCCGCCACGGCCTCTCAGTCGTGGGCCATTTCATCTTGGGTCGCCGTCGTGGCCGGGTCAACTGCGAACCTGTCCAGCCCCAGACTTGCTCTGAATGACTACTCGGCTGGACCCACGTACCTGCGAACTGCGATTTACGCAAGCAATGTCCTCAGCGCGGGTTCAACGTTTGCGAGAGTTTCTGGAGTCAATACTACTGGCGCGTCAACAACCATCGTTGAGCCGCTATTCCTGTTCGATGTAACAAGCGGCCTTGCCGTTGACATCACAATCCGCATCGGCCTGCCGCAACTGCAGCAATCGGCAACGGTTGGCCCAGTAGTGAAAACCAGCGGCCTCACCGCCAGCAGCACGGCGGACGTGGCGAGCATCACTGGCGCGGCGTTTGCGGGGATCTGGAATCAGGCGGCGGGGACCATCTATGCCGAAGCCACTACGTCGGCAACTGGCCCTCCCGTGTTTGTTCCACGTGCCACTGCGTCAACCGGAGATAGAATACAATTTGCATTTGGCTCAACTGGTCAATCTGCAGTCCTAGTATCTAGCGTCATTCAGGCGATTTTCACGCCATCAACAGCATCCAAAAGAGCGCTAGCATTTGCGGCCAATGACTTCGCTCTTGCCTATGGCTCAACGATCGAAACAGATACGTCCGGGACAGTGCCAACAATCGAGTATGCGACGATCGGCAGGTTCGACTTTGGAGGCCTCCAGTATCTCAACGGCTACATCCGCGAACTCGCGACCATCAAGAGCCGCCGCCCCAACACCAACCTCCAAGCCATGACCCAATGATGCGCCACTACACCCTCCGATTCCCCGATCACCAGGCCGCCCATGATGCCGCCGGTGGTGCCGGCTACCTCGACGACGACGGCGAGCTGGTGTCCCTCGGCCATAAAGGGTCGCTCGACATCATCGGCGAAGTCACGATCCCCGGCACCTACGACGCTGACGGCAACGAGCTGACCCCGCCGACTCCCCTCCCTGGGTTCTACGTCAACTGCGCCCTGCCGCTCCTGCCGCGGGCACTTCGCCCTCATGCCGTGCCCTACGGCAGTGGCGGCCGAGTCTTCGCCGGCACAGAGCCTGAACCCGACGCCTGGCCGCCAACACCATGACCACCCGACGCGAGGGCATCCTCGCTCACATCGCCTCCATCCTCGCTGCCACCTCCGGCATCACCGGCGTCTACCGCTCCCGGGTCGAGGCCTTCGCTCGTGATGAAGCGCCGGTGATCATCGTCGAGCCCGCTGCTGATCGTTGCGTCCCGATCACCACCTGCAAGCTGGCATGGACGATGGACGTTGCGATCGTGGTTCACACCCGCGGCAATGTGCCCGACACCCTGGCGGATCCGATCATCGAATCCGCTCATTCGATCCTGATGGCCGACCGCACCCTGGGCAATCGCGTGATTGACATTGTGCCGACGACGATGGATCCACAACGGGACAAGGCGGACATGACGTCGCTGTGGCAGATCAACACCTACCAGGTCAGCTACCGTACGAGCCAGAGCAATCTGGCGACGGGCTGACGTAGAATCAGCGTATCGCCTGTGCATGATGGCTCGCACCAGTTCGCCACAGCCGCAAGAGCTGCCGCCTCTGCCGAGTGTCGGTGGAACCTATGTGCTGACCGATGGCGAATGGCTGGCGGTGCAGCAGACCACCCAGCCTGGTGAAGCGCAGCCGACCACCGCACAACCTGAGGACTGATCATGGCCCTGTGGCGCAATCGACTCGCGCTCGTCAAGTCCGAGTCCACCTATGGCACCAGCTCCTCCCCGGCGGCGACCGATGCCCTGCTCTTCACTGAGCTGGATGTCGAGCCCCTGGCGATGGAGCTGCTCGAGCGCGAGACGATTCAGGCATACATGGGCAACCGGGCCAGCGTCGTCGGGCAGCGATCGGTTCCCGTCAAGGCCACCGTTGAGATGGCAGGCTCTGGCACTGCCGGCACCGCCCCCCGCTACGGCCCCCTGCTGAAGGCCTGCGGCCTGTCCGAGACCATCGTGTCGAGCACCAGCGTCACCTATGCCCCGGTGAGCTCTGGTTTCAGCTCCTACACGATGGACTTCCACATCGACAATGGGAGCCGGCAGGCGATCACCGGCATCCGTGGCACTGGTGAGTTCAGCCTCACCACCGGCGAGCCCCCGACGATCGCCTTCGATCAGATGGGAATCTTCGCTGCTCCTGGCGCTCTCTCACGCCCGAGCGAGACCTACTCCAACCAGGCCGCGCCGGTTGCTGTCAATGCCGACAACACCGCGACCGTGACGGTTCATGGGTTCTCGGCCTGCATGACGCAGTTCAACCTCAGCATCGGCAACGAGATGGTCTTTGAGCAGAAGGCCGGCTGCTCCAAGCAGGTGCGGCTGACTGAGCGCAAGACCAGCGGCAGCATCACGATCGAGCTGCCTGCCTTCGCCACGAAGGACTTCATCGCCATCGCTTCCGCTCAAACCCAGGGAGCCATCACCTGGACCCACAGCGGCGGCGCCGGCAACATCATCACCTTCCTCGCCAGCTACTGCGCTTTCGATGCTCCGACCTTCGAGGATGGCGACAGTGTGACCCACGTCACCCTCCCCTTCCGCTGCCTGCCGAGCACCGGCAACGACGAGTTCTCCTTCGCCTTCACCTGATCCATGGCCTTCATCCTCGAGCAGTCGCCGACCTTCAGCTGGCCGATCGTCATCCGCGAGACGCAGGACGGAGGCAGGGTTCGCACCCATCAGTTCACCGCTATCTTCCGCCGGCTGCCCCAGTCGCGGATGGAGGAGGTTCAGCTGCAGTATCAGGCGATTAAGGTCGCGGCTCAACGTGGCGAACCGATCGAGGGGATCCCGACCCGGGCGATTGCCGATGAGATCCTCGAAGGCTGGGAGGGGATCACCACCCCTGATGGACAGCCGGTCGAGGTGACGCCAGAGAGTCGAGCGAAACTGCTCGAGGTGGCGACCGTTGCCGATGTCCTGGTCACGACCTACTTCGAGGCGCACGACAAGGCGCGAGCAAAAAACTGACAGGCGCCGTGGATCACCTGCTCAAGGCGAAGGGTGACACGGCGCAGCTTCAACGAGACGCCGCCGCCTATGGCATCACCTTGGAGGCGCACCACCTGGAGCCTGAACGGTACCGGTTGTGGGCAGACCTATGGCCGGCGGTGAATGTCTTCCAGCGCTGCCAGACGCAATGGCGCAGTGGCCCCTCCGGGCTGCTGGGGCTGGACTATGGCGCGGTGTTTCAGATGGCACCGCTGCTGGGAGTGGAGCTGGACGGCAGAATGATGGAGGACGTGCAGGCGATGGAGCTCCATGCACGCGATCAACTGAACCGACGTCTGCAGAGGAGGAGCTGAGATGGCCGTCATGGATGCACTGCTGAGGATCAAGGCCGCGGTGACTGGCGGCGAGGCGATCCAGCAGCTGGGCGCCAGACTGGGCAAGCTCAACTCGACAGCGAATCAGGTGGGCGGTGGCCTCTCCCGCCTGGCCGGTTCCGCTCAAGGACTGGTAGGTGGTCTCGGCGCCCTCGTGCCGCTCGCCTCCGGTGCGGGCCTGATGGCCCTGGCAAAGTCATCGATCGATGCCGCCGACAACATGAACGACCTGCGGCAGAAGACAGGCGCGAGCGTGGAATCGCTGAGTCAGTTTCAGCAGGCGGCAGAGAAGTCAGGCACAACGCTTGATGCCGTCGGCGGTGCCATGGTGAAGCTGAACCGCAACCTGGCCGAGGGTAAGGCGGGCAAGAGCCTGCAGGAGATCGGAATCAGTGCGACTGATGCGAGTGGCAAACTGAAGAGCACCGATCAGATCATGCTCGAGCTGGCGGGCAAGTTCGAGAAGATGCCAGACGGAGCAGAGAAGACGGCTCTGGCAATGGACCTGTTCGGCAAGTCTGGAGCCGCTCTGATCCCGATGCTCAACATGGGCGACGAGGCGATCAAGAAGCTGGGCGTGACGATGACCGGGGAGTTCGCCGCGCAGGCTGATGAGCTGAATGACAAGTTCGTCGATCTGCAGACTGGCGTCACCCGCCTGGCGGTGGGCCTCGGCACTGCCTTGATGCCGGCCCTGCAGTTTGTGACTGATGCGCTGATCGGTACGCTGAACATCTTCAACCAGCTGCCGGGACCATTGCAAGTGATCGTCGGTGGATTCACGGCGCTGGTCATCGGCCTGGCGATTCTCGCGCCAGCACTGACTGGGATCGTGACGATCATCACCGCTCTGACTGCCCTGCCAGTGGCGGCCACGATCGCCGGCTGGCTGGGTGCCGCAATCCCCGCTATCGCTTCCATCACCAGCGCTCTGGTGGGCTTGCTGGCCTTCATGACCAGCACCTTCCTCCCCGGCATGATCGCCGTCTTCACCGGCCCTGTCGGTTGGACCATCCTCGCCGTCGCTGCTGTCACCGCCATGGTGATCGCCTTCCGCAAGCCGATCGGTGAGTTCCTCGCCTGGCTGGGACAGAACTTGCAGACCGGCCTCAAGGTCGCACTCGACATCGCCTACAAGGTGTTCGTCCAGCCCTGGGTGACGCTGTTCAACCTGACCCTGCGACAGCCGATCAGCAACCTGTTCAGCTGGATGGTCGGCGCTGTTCGAGCACCGCTGCAGGCGATCGGGAACTTCGTCCGCGACGTCTTCAACGGCATCCTCAACGCCATCGCCAGTGGCATCAACGCCGCGGTCGGTGCGATCAATACCCTGATCCGCGCCTACAACTCCCTGCCTACCCCGGACCTCCCCCTGGTGCCGGCGGTGTCGGTGCCACGATTCGCCGAAGGTGGCGTCGTCGATCGCCCAACCCTGGCCATGGTCGGCGAAGGTGGCGAGCGAGAGTACATCATCCCTGAATCCAAGATGGCGGCGGCCTCCGCCCGCTACCTCGCCGGCACCCGTGGCGGCAGTGTGGTGAACGCCGGCCCGGCCACCATCAACGTCACCACCGGCCCCGTCATGCAAGCCCAGGGTCAGCAGTGGGTGACGCTCGGTGATCTCGAGCGGGCGATGCGGCAGACCGAGACCACGACGCTCGCCAGGATCCGCACGTTCTACGGTCGACGGTCGATGGGGATCGCATAATGAATCGCGCGCAGGCAGGTTATCTCAGGATCTACGATTCTGCAGGCACAACGTATCAGCGCTGGCAGAACTTCTACAGCAACAAGATCATCACGTGGAGCAGCGCCCAGTGGGTCTACGTTCCGTTCACCTCATCTGGTGTTGCGTCCGGCGCCACCGGTGATGAAGGCGGAATCACCATCACCATGCCGGCAACGTCGGTCGTGGTCCAGGCGGTGCAGCTGGCGATGGAGCAGGCACGGCTGTTCGAGGTGTCGGTCTATGAGTTCGACGCTGAGAGCGCCGGTGTCGTCACTCCACCCGTGAGCCAGCAGCTGATCTCCAGGTTCCTCGGTGAGATCGCCACTGCATCCGAGGCAGACTTCCAGTACACGCTGCAGCTAGGCTCAAGCCTGGCGCCGGTTGGTGCGCAGTTCCCGCCGCGCACGCTGACGACCAATCTGATGGGGATGGGGATGAGCTTCTGATGACCGCCTTCGCTGCTGCTGCCGAGACTCAGCCACCACTCCTCGACGCTGGCGCCGTCGTCACGCAGGATCTGTGCGGCCAGCAGAAGGTTGCGACGATCGGCCAGCCGGTGCCGATCATCTTCGCTCGCAGGATCAGCAGCCGCGGGGGCGTGATGGTCTCGCCGCCGGCGACCGATGCGCGATTCTCCAACGATGCCAGCAACACGCTGACGGCGAGCTACCACCTGATCCTAGGTGATGGCCCGATGGGTTCCCTCCAGGTGCGCGACGTCTACCAGTGCGCATGCCGTGTCGGCAGTTTCACCCAGACCTACGACCAACGTGCCGGCGACTGGAGCCCAGGCAACTTCCTCGTGGCCAGGGCCGGCTACACCCTGCAGGACGTGCCGGACTACTGCGGCAGCATGGGCACCTGCACCGGGCTGACGACGGTCTCCTTCACCAACACCTACCCGAACGGGTCGAGCGACTGGAACCGACAGGTGCAGACCTTCGTCCGGTCTGGTCGCACCGTTACCCGCCTGGCCGATAGCACGTCGGGCCCCTCGAGCAACTTCGCCGACCTGTTCAAGCTGGCGATGGAGATCAGCGCGAAGCTGCCGAGCGACATGATCGACACCACGCGGCTGCAGACCGCAGCCCTGTTTCTCGATGCCAACCAGCTCTACTGCGACATCGAGGTGAGCGACAGCAACAACCTGCCGGACTTCATCGCCGCCCATGCTCCCTACTTCCTGCTGCGGGAGACGAGGGTGAACGGCAAGCGGGGCCTGCGGCCGCTGCTGCCGATCGATGGCGCCTATGCGATCCGGACCGATGCGATCCCGTGGGAGTTCGAGTTCAACGAGGACTACGTCCTGCCCGGTTCCATCAGC